CTATTGCTCTTATGGCTTTTTTGGTATTTGTGTGTATTGGTTTTGTTGTGGGTCAAAATTGGTCAAGTGAAACAATCGTAGAAAAGGAGAGATCGGTCACACACACCCACATTCACATGAACGTATCAAGACCACGCAAGAAGACTAATAGCGAGAAGCGTTATGTTAATTATAATGTTCAAGACTTAGATTGTCTTTCTCGTAACATCTACTTTGAGGCAGGGAATCAATCTTCTATCGGAAAGCTCGCAGTTGGTTTGGTGGTTATGAATCGTGTTGCCAGCGAACGATACCCTAATACGATTTGTGAAGTGGTCAATCAGAAGAGTCAGTTTTCTTGGGTGGATGATGGGAAGTCTGATGTCCCAAAGGATGATCGAGCATGGAAGACATCCCAGAAACTTGCTGGGGATATTTTAGAAGGAAGGGCAGAGTTTATTAACTTCGATGATGTTATGCACTATCACGCTGACTATGTTAGTCCGGGCTGGTCGAAGCGTATGCAGCAGGTTGCACAAATAGATCAACACATTTTTTATGAGTGAGGAAATTATCATGTTGAGTAAGAAACAAATGGCAAACACGTTTTCGCTGGAGATTGAACAAATTGTGCATAAGGAGAAGATGTCATATATGGACGCGATTGTATTCGCTGCACATCAGAAAAATATTGAACCCGAAGCAGCCGCCAGTTTGTTGAACGATAACGTAAGAGACAAGTTAGAAGCTGAGGCGCGAGATTTAAATTTCTTGCCTCGACGATCAAAGCTGCCCCTGTAGGAGATAGGATGTCTGAAGCATCTGCATACAAAGCATATCAAACATTTCTTGCACTCAAGCAACACTTTTCTAAAACTAACTATGATTATTTTAAATATAACGGCAGGATAAAGTCGAATATAAATAGTTTTAGAACAAAAAAAGACAGATTTCACTTTGAAAAGTTAACACGAAAGTACGGCGAAGGTGAGTTAGTTAATTTTCTTGTGGCAAATTTGATAGCGAATCCTGATGTTTGGATTGGCGAGTTGTCTAGGAATCCTGATTATGATGTTAGGTATCAAAATTGGAAAAAGACCAAGCAGGCCTTGACATATCAATTCCAGTCTGATATACTCTCTATTAAGTCGAGCATGAATCATTTGCATCAGGTTGATCAGGATTTTAATCAGTTGTTTCTTACTAGAGTTGATGAGTATCCACAGTTGTTTGATTTTTATAATGAAGGGACAATTTCTCTAGAAACAATTATTGGTATTGATGTTGTCTTAGGCTGTTTTAGGTATTGGGATCGTGTGTTGATTGGTGATATTATATGGGATGATTTTTATCATATGTGTCTTAAATACACGCCATTTTTAAACTATAATGTAAAGCAGCGCAACAAGTTCAAAGAAATACTACGAAAGGAATTTGCTAGTGCCCCTTAAACGACTGATACAGAATGTTAAAATTATTTTTCTTAAAGCCGAGGTCAACGAAAATCTTCGCAAGTTGAATATCAACCTAGAAAGAGAAAATACAAGCCTGAAAGATGTTATTGTTAATCAGGCTGAGTTGGTTGTGCAGTATAAGAAGGGTATGCAGCAGATGCGTGAGTATATGAATGCAATGGTTCAGATGCAGACGGAGGCTGATGATTATGAAAACGAATCTGAAGAAGATGAGGAGGGGCTCGATCCGTATGAGATGTTGAGAAAAAAAACTACAATACACTAAAATACAAATAATATAATAATATACAAAAATATAAAAATATAAAAAATACGAGGTAGTAAAATTATGTCTAGTTCATTTAGTCAATTGAAGCAGTCGAGTAATGCAAGTCTTGACAGTCTTTCTAAGGAGCTTACCAAGCTCAATGAGTCTGCAACTAACACTGGTCAAGATGATCGTTTTTGGAAGCTGACCGTCGATAAGGCACAGAATGGTCATGCGGTCATTCGGTTCCTTCCGGCATCCAACAACGAGACGGTGCCGTGGGTTCGTATGTTCTCTCACGGATTTCAGGGATCGGGTGGTTGGTACATCGAGAACTCTTTGACCACGATTGGTCAGAAAGATCCGGTATCTGAATATAATACTAAGTTGTGGAACTCGGGTATTGATTCGGATAAGGAACTTGCTCGTAAGCAGAAGCGCAAGCTCCAGTACATCGCAAACGTCTTTATTGTGAGCGATCCCGCAAACCCTGATAACGAAGGGAAGGTCTTTTTGTTTAAGTTTGGCAAGAAGATTTTTGATATGATCAACGATAAGATGAACCCGGAGTTTGAAGATGAAACTGCGGTGAATCCTTTTGATCTGTGGAACGGGTGTAATTTCCGTCTCCGTGCCCGCAAGAAGGATGGGTATCGTAACTATGACAAGTCCGAGTTTGATTCGGCTTCTGCACTGGCAGACGATGATGCTGAACTTGAGCGCATTTGGAATACTCAGTATTCCCTTGAGGAACTGGTTGCTCCCGATCAGTTCAAGTCTTACGACGAACTCAAGGCTCAGTTTGAACGGGCAATCGGGTCGGGTAGCGTTGGTTCTGACTCTGTTTTTGAAGACGAGGTTCCGACTACTAGCTATCAGGAGTCTTCGTCAATTGACGAGAATGATGACTCTCTTGATTATTTCAAGAAGCTCGCAGACGCTTAGTCGTTACTAAATAAAAATAACTATGATGGTCATCAAGGATGATCTTTCTGACCACGAAAAACCCCCCGTTCCCTTTTGGAGCGGGGGGTTTTTTATTTTAAAACTCCGGCTGATATCGACCAAGGGATGGATCGCTATCCATCGACGGCGGCGGCATTGCCAGTGTAGACTTTCCTCCTTGATTTACTGTATTTGTATTTTGAATGACGTTGGTTGTTGGTTTTCCTGAACCGGAGCTAGATGATATTCCTGCATCTTGTATGCCTGCTGCTGCACCTGCTCTTGAATCAGGCGCAGGTGTTAGTTCGGGGGCAGTATATGGTTTACCGTCAACTTCTACAAGTTTACCGCGTTCAAATCTTCCGGTCGTTCCGCCAGCAGCCTCGATTTGTCGAGCTTTCTCACTGAGTTGCGTCCTCCTCGCTTTCATTTTTCGCCGCTTCCTCTGATATGCACTCTCCTTCTTGCGCGGCTTCTTGTTCTGCTCGCCGCCGACGTCGAAACGCTCCAGAAATTCTGCGGCTTCTTCGTCTGCGCTAGATGGTTTATGCATTTCCTCCAGAAACTCTGCGTCTTCATCGTCGAGAGGTACAACTCCATTTATTCTAGGTCTTCCTCCTTGTCGAAGGCGTTCCGCCTCGCCGCTCTCCTCTTCGCTCGCTCCTGATCTTCTTGCTTCAGTTCTGGCGGCTCTTTCGGCTCTAGATGCTTTCTTCGCTTTTTTGTTCTTTTCGTGTTCTTCTACATCAATCCCTATTAAGTCTAAAGCCGCGCCCCCAAACCTTTCGCCACCAATGCTGTGAGCAAGTGATATTACTATATCCTTCATCATATCTGGAATATCTTGGAAGAAGTCTACTAAGAATTGAAATCCATCTGCAAGCATTCCGCCTATATCAAAGTCGAATGAATTGAGGGCTTTTTCGATGTTCTCAAAACCAAGAACGCCCATGATCCATGCTACCGCATCTTTTAGCATATTAAGTGGGGCATCAATTAGGTTATTGAATAAACTTTCAATACCTTGCTTAAATCCCTCTACCAATCCACCCTCCTGATAGCCTGCAATGAAACCGTCTACAAAACTAAAGATCCCAATAAGAGCAGTAACGGGCCAGAACAATCTTTTGAAGATTTGTTTGAAGAACTTTGCGCCCTGTTTGATGAAAGGCATTGCCTTTGTGACGAGAGCAGGAATGGCTTTGGCAATTGCGCCTAGCTTAGTGAATACATTGCCGATTGCGCCGAAGACTTTTCCGAGAACTCCACCACCACCACCCATAGCAAGCATACCACCCAGACCAGCAAGCATACCAAGGATTCCGCTGCCACCTTTTTTGGCTGGCTCTGCGCCCCCGCCGCTACCATCAGCACCGCTTGCAATCTTTTCTACGTTATCTGATATTCTTTCTAATATCGCTCGATCTTCTCTCTGATCTTCTGTTGCTTTTGCTCCTTTTTTCGCTCCTTCTTTGTCCTCTTTCGCCCCTGTTTTTCCAATAATACCCTTTGCTCCTTTTTTCACCCCACGACCCATCATGTTCATCATATCCATGCCGCCGCCAGCTATGGCATGTAAGATAGGATGATTTCCGAGAAGTTTGTCGTTAATTCCCGACTGGGTGAACCCGGCTTCCTTTCTTCGCGCATTAACAATTCCGCCTGCACCTTTAGCCCCCCTAAGACCCGCAGAACCAATTGTCTTTGCTGCGGAAACAGCTCCGGGGGCAGCTACATTTTTAGTAAATGATGTAATGGATTTGGTAAATTTCTTCATAGCATCAATCGCAGCATCTCCGGGTAATGCTGCTGGTAATGTTGCTTCTTTACTCGTAAACCTACCTGTTACTGGATCTCGTGCCATCTTTTACCCTCTTGCTTTTTCTTCTTCTCTTCGTTGTTTTTCTTTTTCTACATGTTCAATGACCATATTTACATATAAGTCTCTTTCCCAAGGCAACAAGCCTTCTAGGTCGGAAAGTGTATAGTTATGATACTGCATGAGCGAAAAGTTAATTCTCAGAGTTCCCTCTAACGAATGGTCAGAGAGAATTAGCCGAAAAAACCTGCCAGCCCCTCCAATCTAATTTCTTCTTTATATCCACACTTGGTACAATTAAAATCGACATCCTTATACATTTTTGGCATGGTGTTGAAGAAGTTTTCTATTTTACTAAACTGCTCTTGCGAAAATCCCTCTACAAATTCCCTCAATTCTTCTGGTGTATAATCGGATTTACTGTATACGTCACCATCATCATACACACTTTCTATAGATTTAATGATCAAATCAAATGCTTGCTCTGCGCCCTGATCTTCAAAACCACCGTTGAACTTTGCCATCAACTCCATGTCTGGGTACTTCATAATAACACCAACACTACTGGTTAGTTGAATTTTTGGATCATGGGACGGATCTTTTTCCAACTCAACCTCATTGACATTGACTTCAATTTCAACCGGCTTGCATTTCTCTTCAGGGCAGTCCTTTCTTGTATAAGTTACTTTTACAACATCTCCCATTGATCTTGCTCGTAGATTCAATAAAATGTATTCAATGTCAAATAATGGAAGTCTTTCGACATCAATTTCATCATCGAGTATGCAGTTGTTGATAACCTGCTTTATTGCAGTTGTAATTTCTTTTTCGTCTCCACCTTCCATTGCCATAAGAAGAATTTTTTCTTCTTTTACGAGAAATGGTCTGTATGAAATTTTCTTATTCGTTGAATTTAAAGTCAATTCATAAATCGGCACATCTAGTTTAGGTAAAGCCATAATTTAATTCTCCATTAATTATTTATCATAGTATTGTCTTCTGCGGCACTGTGTTGAGAAGCAGATTTAGAACCTCTTCCGGCATTCTTGGCAAATCGAAGACCTTGCTGAACTCTACTGACAAATTGCCCATCAACATTAGAGAAAATAGCTGCTCCCGTTTCCCCTAATGCTGCACTAATATCGAAGTTTGGGTATAGACTGTTGACTCTCAAGAAGTTTCCAAAAGGGCTAAGACTCAACGGCTCTTCTTGCCAATATCGGTATGCAATAGTAATCTGTAGGTTATGGAATGCATTTTGTGATGACCAATTTAAGTCAAGCGGAGCAACCATTGTGGGATATGCATCAATCAATTTGCATGAGTAAATGACATCACCTTCTGCATTTAGTTGTTCAATGATGATGTCTGTTGTATAGTCGTCAAAATAACTAAACTCATTTGTGGTACTGTTGTCTTGAATATATCTCATCCAATCCTGAAAGAGTCTTTTGACATCCATGCTTTCGGTACAATAAAAACTAAAGATCACATCATCATATATGCTTGAATATGGATTCTTTCTCACGGGCCCGTGTGTAGTATATTCGTTTGTTGATAACAGTCTTCCGGGCAATGATGTTTGATTGCACAATAGCGAAAGTAGATTTACGCCATCAGGATCTACAATAGCACCAGTGAAAAGAACTCGGAAATATGCGGGAGATGCGAGTGAACCACCGATCCTTGATTTAAATTCGTTTATGTCGAATGGCATTATCCTACTTTCCTACCTTTACGGTACTTTTTTCTGGTATCTCTCCAGACTTTTCGTTTGGTTGCTCCCACAAACCTCTCTAATGGTAAAAATAATGCAATCTCCCATTCTTCTGGG